CTCATTATTATACTACACCCACCAAACGTATATGTTAAATTGAATGTTCCCACCCCTGATATAGTTGGGCAGTATTCGTAAGCATTTCCGCTTGGTTGTACTCCTGTACCTGTCCAAGTTCCATTTGCTGGATTACCTATTAATGATACACAACTTTCTTCACCTAACCATGGTACAGTAGAAATTGTTCTAGAATAATTATTTGTATAATCAACAGGCTTATCACCAAATACATCCCAATAAAGCTTACCTACTTCCCCAACATCATTAGTTAAAAATAACCTAAATGCAACTTGTTCATTATCAGCAGGAAGATTAATTCCTTTTTCAAATAGACAAGCATCTCCATCTTCTTCACCACAATCATTAAACCTAACCCAAAAAGCTGCTGTAAATCCAGTAGTAGATGGTAATATAGTTTTATTCCCACCAGCTTCTTGAACTTCTACTCTTGTTTCATCTACACCATCAAAAGCTATACTTACTCCTGGTTCTAGTCCACAAGGTGGTGGAAGTGGTTGAGGTGATGAAGATGGACCCCAATATCTTTCTATATCAGTAACTTCTTGAATAATTTCTTGTTTAGTAAAAGCGCAATTATAAGCTCTTATCTCTTTATACCATCCTGATTGAGTTGAATCCTTATCTCTATTTCTAGTATTAATATTTGCTATAATAGTATCTCTATCAAGATCTGTCATTATATCTGTAAAAGTTGTTTCAGAACCAATACCCCATTCAACACTATATGTATTATTTGCAGTACCAGTAGGGAGTGTTTCTGTTGCTACTATCCAATGTAAATAACATCCTTCAGGAAGATATAAATCAAATAATGAATTATCCTTATTGGTAAAAGAAGCTTTATACTCATTATTAGGAACAGATTTATCTGCATGACTATGACCAAACATCATACTTCTACAATAAGGTTGACCTGCAGGTTGTAAACCTGATGCCATAAGTTGATTTCCTGGATCACTCACACTCATATCATCTCCCATAAACCAAGAGTTAGCGTTTCTCCAACCATCCTCACTTGTACAACGTAAGAAAAATATTGTCCATCCTTTTTTCATTTCTACATTAGGATTAGTATCTGGTTCTAATGTTGGTGGTGCAGGTCCATCTGGATTAGCAATTAAAAATTTCCATGTAGCTTTAAGTTGTTTTTCATCAAATAATATAGCTGTATGTGGAGCAAATGTACTAGTATCATATATTGGTGCAGTTGTAAAATCAGGAGTTATTGTATCATATGTATAATATGCTGTAGGATCATAAGGAAGTACTCCTACAATAGGATCATATGCTAAATTATGCCATTCTGTAACATAATATATTGGAGGATTTTCTAATGATGGTGGAATAACAGGATATGGTGGAGTTGTTGTAATAGAATCCGCCCTATCTGCATGTAACCATAATACAAGAGCCTCAGCACGTGCTGTTGGACTGGGTGGTGGACATTCCTTGTCACATACACAACATGCAAAACTTGCTGCACACATTACAGTTACATTTGCTGTAGCACATTCACAACATTCAGGCTTTCCATTGATGTAAGGACATTGATAAGTTACAAGAGCACCAGGAGAAGCGGGAGGAATGGGTCCCATCTGACACTGCTGTGGCATAGTAGCAGCAGCCCATTGTCTAAGAAGACCATGTCCATGAACTCCTCCCCATTGAGGTCCGCCTGCTGTACCCATAACATCATCATAAGTACTTGTTGTAGTAACTCCTGTTACACCTAGAGTAATTAAATCAGCAAGTAAAAGATCCCAAGTAGCAAAAGTAGGACCATTAGGTGTTGTAAGATTATATAATTCCCACTGTTTTAAATATAGATGAGGACAACCACTTGTAGGATCAGCTGAACAAATATTTGTTTGATGTCCACATAGTGTACACGATTGAGGACATACAATACTTTGAGGATTAGTATCACAATTTAACCAATTATAACTACCTGGTGCAGCACTAGTTAAACCATTGCCTTGAATAGTAATATATTGAAGTGGTCCATTTATTCCTTCATGAGAATTATCATTACCAGGAAATCCTGGATATGTAAGACAAGAACTAAAACATCCTGCTGGAGAAGGAGGAGGAGTTCCAGGTGGTCCTGTAGGTGCTGTAATAACATTAGCTGCTAAAGGCATTGTGCAAGTATTTGATGTTCCTCCAGCTACACCAAAATGAGTATTTAATGCAGTACAAGCTGTATCAAAATCAACACCTGGAGCTATGCCTGCAATAGGTATTGCTTGAGCATCTGTTATAAAGTCATTCCATATAAGATATATTGCATTCAAACCTGCTAATGGACCACCTGTACTCATATCATAAAATATATAACCACCCCATTCATATGATGGCATATTTGTAAGTGGATCTGTACATTGAGTTTGCCCAGGAGTAAGAGCTGGCGTGCACTCTGCTATTCCTCCTCCTGGTCCCCATGATGATGTAAGTGTAGTTATATCTGTAGCAGGATGATTTATAGTTAAGTCATTTATTGCATCAGTTAAATTAGCAAAAGAACCTGTATATGTTAAAAGACTACATGTATCTG